CAAAGCATTTAATCAAAAAAAAACAAAATTCCATGCTAAAGAAACTATTTTTAATCTCTTTAATGACTGCTTTTATAGCCTTTACTGATACTCCTAAACAAGAGAAGGAGCCAGTAGTAAAGCTCCCTGTATCTAAGTGGGTAATTATTTTAAAGGGATGCTCCAAACTAACGATAGAAGAAGGACAAGGAGTTTACATGGATATAGTAAACCAAATAAACGCCCAAATGCAGGATACCATTAAAAAGAAGTAAAAAGATGACAAGAACAAGGTGTATTGCTTGTAATAATACTGCAATTGCAATATTTAAAAAATCGGGGGTTGAGTATTTCCAATGTGGTTTCTGCGAATCAGTATTTAGCGCTCCGGTTCCAAACGATAATATGGTGGGTGGGGGTATGGAATTAGAGAGGAATCAGCTACAAAACATAGACCGTATTAAACGATTCTATAAGCTAAGGCCAGACATCATTGATGGAAATTCTGTTTTAGATTGGGGTTGTGGACACGGTATGCTAGTGGAAGACCTGAAAAAACAAGGTATTGATGCCGACGGGTATGATTTATATAATCCAAAGTTTAACACATTAAAAATAGGTAAAAAATACGCAATCATAAGTTTGGTAGAGACATTTGAACACATGGGCGATCCGTTTGGTGATTTAGACAGGATGAAACTTTTTTTAATGGGTGATGGCATTGTTTATATTGAAACCGGGTTTGTTGAGATACCAATTCAGGACAAAATAGAACTTATTGATTATTTTTACATAGACCCAACAGTAGGCCATAGCACCATACTATCACATTTGGGATTGGATATTTTAATGCTTAGAAAAGGGTTCAGGCCATTAAAGCACATTAACAGAACAGTACGGGTTTATCAAAAAGTATGATATGGAAAGAAAAGTAAGTTTAATTACAATGCTAAATGGCAATGTTAAGGCCCTTAGAAAAACATTGGATTCGTTTAAATATTCAATGGATGAATTTATAGTTGGCGACATGCTGTTGTTTGATGAGGACAGGGAAATATTGGGATCGTACAAAAGCGATTTTAATTTGCGAACTATCAGACTGCCATTTGATTACTTATATCATCAGGGATTTTCTTCCTTGCTTAATTATTTATCTTCCCATGCAAAAAACGACATGGTATTGTATTCAAACGTTAGCGAAGTCATAGATGTTGATTACGGAATAAATAGAATTATATCTGACAACAAAGACTATAATACTTTCTTTTTTACTCATAAAACAGATACTCATAGGTGGTATAGGTGCAGTGACAGGCAAAAAATACAATGGGGTGGTAGAATACATGAAGAACCTTATGGAGATATGATGCCGTACCACAAGCCAATCTACATGATGAAAGATGAAGACAAGGATATGGGCAATCCGTTTAAAGCAAAAATCTTTGATGACGTTAAAGAACTGACCTATTTTAACCAGCTTTGCCTAATAGTTGATAATCCAAAAATATATTTAGGGCAAACAAACGAAGGGTGGCATCGTTATGCAACGGAGCAATACCAAAGCATGATTGATAGGCTGACCCAAAAGGGGAAAAGATGGGAAGCATTTAAGTTGGGCGACTGGCAAATGTATATTGACGACGCAATGACAAATCCATCCTTTGAACAAGTAAGATTTGAAACAAGTAACCTTATTCAGTATCAACAAGACAGGAAATTCCATCTATGAATAATTTAGGGCATCGTATTTATGAAGACGTTGAATTGCTGCCAATAGATATTGGAGGATGGAATGGCAATAACGGTATTTTTGAAGACATTATTACCAGTGTAAATCCTAAGACAATAATTGAGGTCGGTACATGGAAGGGGCAATCTGCGATAACAATGGCTAATTGTTTAAGAAGCAAAAACATAAATTGTAAAATATACTGCGTAGACACATGGCTTGGAGCAACCGAATTTTGGACTGACCTAAAAGATACCAAAGAAAGAGATTTGATGCTTAAAAACGGATACCCGCAGATTTATAATGTATTTCTTTCAAACGTTATCCAAATGGGTCTTACTGATTATATAATACCAGTACCCAATACGTCTCAAAACGCAGCCAGAATATTTAGCTACTACAAAATTAAAGCAGATATTTGCTACATTGACGCTTCCCACGAAGAAGAAGATGTTTTTAATGATATAATAAGTTATGAAAAACTCATAACCAATAATGGCGTTTTGTTTGGTGATGATTATGGGCTGCCCGGTGTTAAAAAGGCTGTGGATAGAAGATTCGGACATGAAATTAAAATAGAAAACAATAACTATTGGATATGGAGATAACCGTTGTAATTCCTGCGTACAAAACACCCAAGATGCTTGCATATACCGTAAGCCAATTATTAAAGCATACTATTGCTGGCCTTATAAAAATAGTTATCGTAAACAATTTCCCAAAAGATACGGAATCAAAAAGATATTTAAGCCCATTTGAAGGCAACATAACTTTTGTTGATTATCCAGATGACAAACTACAATCTCATGGGATAGCCATTGATTGGGCCATACAAAATGGATTGGTAGATACAGATTATTTTTTAATGCTGGAAAGCGATGCCTTCCCAACAAAAGATGGATGGATTAACTATTATTATAAATTTATAGAGCAAGATTTTGATGCAGCAGGTAGTGTTTTGGAATTGTCTGGGGGTTGTTATTTACATCCATGCGGGTGTCTATATAAAACAAGCACATGGTATGAGGCGCAAAAATATGTGAACTCGTTGGATTTTCACTATTTTCCAAATATGGCGTATAAAGAAGGCTTCCAGTGCCACCTAATGGTGCAAGATTCAATTATAAATGACTTTTTAAAATGCCCGGATGATTATGTGGAATTAACCGAGGGTTATAAGCCATATACACAGGATTTAGCACTTGAACGATTGAAACAATATTTGCCTGTTGCCAAAAGTGTGTTTCATAACGGCATGGGAGGGTTAAGCGAATCTGTAAACACTTACGGCAAAAGAACATTTGACATAGATGTTCCCTTTATTTTACTCGGTAAAAACAGCAAAAAGTTAATCCATAGAATAGGGTACGAACCGGGGCAGTTTTATTCATACTGGATGGATGCCACAGACAAGAAATACGCAAACATACCAACGGAAATAAAGTGGATGAATGATAGGGTAGGTCAACAACAGGAATACACATTGAACGAGGCCGGTATAAAGCATATTTGGGGCGTTTCTTCATATACAGAACGTAGCGAATCTGGCGTTGAGGACATTTACGAATCAAAAAGAAGGCTCCCTAATGAATTGTACAATACGTTGCCAGAAAGCCAAAAGGTTCCAGAATGATCCCATCTGTACTATACGTCATATTGACCTGCGATAAATATAGTAGTAGAAAGAAATTGCAGCAATCTACTTGGTTAAACTATATAGGTAAAAGTGATTTGTATGTTTATCTTGAAGACGACGGGTTGAAAGAAATAGTTTATACTGATCTGGCATTAAAGTATATTAACTTTATAAAATCATTTAAGGAGTCAAGAAAATACGACTGGTTGTTTTTTTGTGATGACGATACGTTCTGCTACCCTAAAAAACTTGGATGGCTTCTTCGTTTTTATGACCCGCAAAAACACTTTATTATAGGCAGAAAAGGAGTATACAATGGTTGGGAACTATGTTCCGGGGGTGCCGGTTTTGCAGTAAGCCAATCATTATATGAGGTTGTGTCAAACTTTGTTTACCTAAATGATGTGGACATTTTGCCTAATACAGATACTTCTTTTGGCATGTGGGCTAAATTAGCCAGTGATAGTTTGTGCGTATTGGATATTCCTAACCAATTCCAGACCCAACACCCAAGACACGATGACAATTCAGAAATGGATATAGATTCTATTATTACAATGCACTACTGCGAAGAACAGGATTTTAAAACATTAAGCAGGTATTTAAAACACAATATAAATTAAATATGAATAGAGTTACAACCTTTTCACATGCCGGGAGTATCGGCGACGTACACGCAAGCATGGCGGCGATTAAAAGCCATTGTGAACAAACAAATAAAAAAGCCATTCTTTATTTACAGAAGGATGTGCTGGCGTGGTATTACGATGGAGCAGTCCATCCGACCAAAAACAAAGACGGGCAGCAGGTGATGCTTAATGAGGACATGATTAATATGCTAATCCCATTGTACAAAGAACAGCCATATATAGAGGATGTTCGTGTTTACACAGATGAAAAGATTGACGTTGATTTAAATAAAATAAGGGAAACCTTTGTAGGGATGCCAAATTTCGATTTGCGCAGATGGTATTTTTATGTTTTTCCAGACCTGAATTGCGATTTGTCCAAAGATTACATGACAATACCAGACACAGATGTTGATTTTGCAAAAGGAAAAGTTTTGATAAACCGAACCGAAAGGTATACCAACAGAAATATAGATTTTTCTTTCCTTAAAGATTACGAAGACGACTGTTTGTTTATCGGAACCATGAGGGAGTATAATAACTTTTGTATCAACTTTGATTTAAACATACGGAAACTTAATGTAAAAAACTTTCTTGAATTTGGGCAAGCCGTAAAACAGTCCAAATTTTATATTGGTAATCAAAGTCAGGGATTTCAGATAGCCGAAGCTATACACCATCCAAGAATTTTAGAGCTTTGTGAATTTGCCCCAAATGTTATTATATCCGGCGCAAACGGATATGATTACTTCGCACAAGATTCTTTGGAATATTATTTTCACTATCTGAATGGGACTAAAAACCTGTTTTTCCAAAAATTAAAAAGCCGCTTACAAGAAGCGGCTGAAAAAGAAAATGATTCAAATCATACGTTGAATGCACTTACAACCTGAGATATTGTCTCACGGACATAATAAAGAGTTCCGTTGGGCGACTGAAGCGCCGAGTATACATTATACCCGGTAGTTAGGCTTCTGGTTGGTGAATTAATAGTGTTTTGAACCAAAAATCCTTGTGTTGGGAACGCCAAAAAATCGGCTGTTTGCCCATTGAAACCAATCTTTTGGTTGATTTGATAAACGCAGAGATTAACTAAATTAGTTGCCATGACATTTAAATTTTTGTGTATTGACATCCCTTGTCAGGGTGTTAACAGCCAATACGGGTTAATTAATTAGGCGTAAATTTATTTTTGTTTTTTTTATAGAGGCATTTTTGTATATATTTGCTCTATAGTAATTATATAGTTAATTTCCTATGAAACAACTTCTTCTAATAGTTAGTCCTCATTTGTACGAAAAAATAAAGAAGTACAAAGATGATAACGAGTTCCCCTCTATCTTATCAGTTATCCGGTATATTTTAAATCAATTTTTTAAACAACAAAGCAATCAAAAATAGTATATGGTAAAAAAAGTTCTCTTTTCAGACGAGTCCAGAACAGCGTTATTATCTGGGGTAAAAAAAATAGCAAATGCTACAAAAGTAACTATGGGTGCCGCAGGTCGGTGTTGCCTTATAGGAAATGCTGTATATGGGAATGACGGGATGGTTCATCTACCTACCGTTGTTACAAAGGATGGTGTAACGGTGTGCCGTAATTTTCAATTGGAAGACCCCGTGGAACACAGGGGGGCTATGCTTGTTCGGGAGGCCGCTGAGAGAACGGTATATGAAGCCGGTGATGCTACAACAGCTACGGTAGTATTGGCGGAAGCTATTATTGATGGGGGAATGAAATTAATTGAAGCCGGGGAAAAATCGCCACAGTTGAAAAAGCAAATAGATAATGCTATTGATTTTGTGGTTGATAAACTAAAAGAAGTGTCTACGCCGGTTCGTGGAAACATTGAGAAGGTAAGGCAGATAGCAACTGTATCTGCGAATAACGATGAGCAAATCGGAAAATTAATATCAGATGCTTTCTCTAAGATAGGATTTGATGGAGTTATTGATATTGAAAAGGCAAACGGAGTGGATACAACAATTAAAATAAGCGAAGGTCTTAAGTTTGATAGAGGCTGGATTAGTGCTTTGTTTGTAAACAATGCCGCCAAAGAAATATGCGAATTTGAAAACGCTTTGATTCTATTGTACGACAAAAAAATAAATCACCATACACAAATACAGAAAGCGCTTGAAATATCAATTAATCTTGGCAGACCATTATTGATTATATGCGAAGATGCAGAACAGGAGGGGCTTGCGTTTTTAGCAACTAATAACTTTCAAAAAAGGATTCAGGTATGTGCCGTTAAGTCGCCCGAATTTGGGGATTTTAAGCGTGAGTGGATGGAGGATATAGCCCTGTTAACCGGCGGAAACTACATAAGTGATATACGTGGGAACGACATAAAAAAGATTAAACAAGACGACTTTGGTTCGGCAAGAAAAGTAATTGTTACTAAATCGGAAACAATCATAATTGATGGAGGTGGAGATAAGGCTAAGATAGAAGATTTGGTCAATGACCTGAAAATGAATTTAGTTCAGGCTGAAACAGAGTCCGATAAGGCCGTTATTGAGAAAAGAATTGCCCGGCTTACCGGAGGGATCGCAGTTATTCAGGTTGGTGGCGCAACAGAAACAGAATTAAAAGAAAAACTAGATAGGGTAGACGATGCAGTAAGGGCAACTAAATCCGCCATTTCAGAAGGTTTTGTAGCTGGTGGAGGTGCTGCGTTTTTGAATATTGCTTTAAATATTAAATTAGACAACCCAACCAACGGGCATTTACTTGTTATGGAATCAATAAAAAAGCCATTTATTCAAATCTGCGAAAATGCCGGGATAGATTATAAAGACGTGATGCCGGTTGATGATAAGGAAAACTACGGGTATAATGTAATATCAGGTAAAACAGAAGATATGGTAAAGGCTGGAATCATTGATTCAACAAAGGCATTACGGTGTGCATTAGTAAATGCCGCATCGGTAGCGGGTATGTTGTTAACCAGCGAAGCATCAATAATTACAATCCATTAAATATGAAACCGCAGGCGTTAAACAAATTTGTATTGATAATAAGGGATGAGGCTGCCGAAGAAGTAGGTGGGCTTGTTATCCCCGGACAGGGACAAGAAAAGCCACACATGGGAACCGTATACAGTGTTGGTGAACTGGTAGAAGATAAATCCATTAAACCAGAGTGTCGTGTTATGTTTCATAAAGGGAACGGCTTCCACATAGAATATGATAACGTTGAATATCTTGTACTAGAAGGAGAAAGAGTAATCGCTATTATATGACAGGGGCTAATGGTAAAATAATCGTCAAATCCAATTCAGACCAAAAATCGTTTTTTAGTATAGGAGACGTTTCGTTATTTTCTGCCACTAAATACGATTCAAATTATAGAGAGAAAAGCCCCGTGTTGGCAGAGGTTATTACTGGTAATGGAATAGTGAATAGCGGGGATGTTATTATTTGCCACCATAACCTGTTTTATCTGCCATCCCCACATCATCTATATGATGATTTTTTCTCAATTAAGTGCAACCAAACCATATTTGGCAAAATAGATCAACATGGAGATATTACTCCATTGTATGGTAATATTTTATGCGATAGGGTTAAAATTGAAACAGATATTCCCCTTCCACCTGAAAAGCAAGAAATGTATATAGACAAGGTGGTCGTTACTAATCCGGGTAATACAATGTTTAAAAAGGGGCAGATGTTGTTTACAAGGCCATATTCTTTTTATGAAATTGTGTATGTTCATAATGGCATAGAGCGAAGGGTTCATAAATGCGACTCAAAAATGGTGTGTGCTATGTGTATTTAGAAAAATACATATCTTTATATCTAAATATTGTCCAATGTCCAATAATTCCCCGTCTAATTTGCCTACGGCATCTAATGCGTTGATTAATCGTTTTTTCATGTCTCCGCAGGAAAAAATGAAAAAAGATAACGGTAAACGTATTATACAGCAATTCTACCAACAACAAACAGTACAGAACGACAGCCTTAATTATTTCAGGGGTCGAAATTCAAGATGGATTTCGCTACTAATGTGGCGTATTGGAAGTCAAAACATGCAGGAATTTCTGAACTACAATAATGTATCAGATGGCAACAAGGCGTGGGTAAACATTGACATGACTCCGCAGAGAATAGGGCCCAAATTTGTAGATACTCTTGTTGAGTCAATGGCAAAAACAAAAACATATTCTTGCGTAGATGCTATTGATGACTACTCCATGACCGAAAAGCAGGACAGGATGTTTGAAGCGCTGTATAGGATGCACGAATTAGAAACCATTGCACAATTACAGCAGGAATCAGGCATAAAATTAGAAGACCCAAGCGCATACGTTCCTGATGATGAACTATCAGCCAAGATACATTTTGAAATAGAGGATAAGCTACCAAAAGAAATACGATTTGAAAAAATGTTGCAGCACGTTAAAGACTGTATACATTTTGACCGGATATTAAATAGAAAAACAATCGACGACCTGATAACATTAAATTGCGCCGCAACTAAAATAGAACGGATTGGCTATCGGCAATATTCAGTACGAAGATGCGTTCCTACAAATCTTGTATATAACTTCTTCTTAAATGACAGCGGGGAGCATGAGGTAGACATGGTCGGTGAGTTTTATAACATAAAAGTAAAAGACCTTAGAGCAAAGTTTGGTAAAACACCAGAGAATCCAGAAGGGCTTGATGAAAAGCAAATATTCAATCTGGCTAAAAATTCTTCGTTTAAAAACGTAGGAACATTTAATTATATATGGAATGATAATTGGGCTTACTTGTCTTTTAATCAAACAAGACCTTATGACGATTGCTCTATCTTAGTTTTGGATTGTGAAATAAACTGTGGCGAAGATGTCTATTTTGTTGAAAAAAAGGACGCTTATGGGAAGGTAAATATTTCCGAAAAGCAATCAATCCCGTATGTACAAATAAAAAAAGACGGCACCGTAATAGAGCAAGAAAAACCAGATAATGTATCTATAAATAAAAAAAACCGCAATACATGGATGCGTGGGGTATATGCACCTTACGGAGATGTATTGCTTTATTGGGGTAAGCCGGATATAATCGTAACGCCATATTTGGATGTGTACAAGCCAATGTCTTCATTCACCATTCATATCCCCAAAAACACAGGTGATTATGTTCCTTCTTTATTTGAAAGAATCATGGAGCCCCTAAGGGAATATTCTACTATAAAACTAAAACGGAAACAATTAATAGCCCAACTTAGACCAAGCGGGTACAGAATTGATATTGAAACAGCTAGAAATATTGATTTGGGTAGTGGTGATTCTATTAATTGGGAGGAAGTAGTTAGAATATACAACCAGACTGGTATAGAAATTTGGAGTAGTAAAGGCGTTGATCCATTAAAATCAGAAGCGCCACCAATTTCAAATACGGCAGCAGATACCGCTGTACAAAAAATTGTCGAACTAACCAATATTCTTGCGGGTATTATGCAGGAAATAAGAGAATTAATTGGCGTGCCGCAGTATAGAGATGGTAGCGATGTTGGCGATAGAACCAGCGGAGTATTGCAAGAGCAACAAATGATAGCTTCTTACAACGTTACAGATTTTATTGCAAACAGCAATAACCAGTTATGGGAGGAAACGGATTACAAACTTTGCTTACTTCACTGGAACGATATTGTAAAAGAAGAACCAGAATCATCTAGCGATATGCTTAATACACGGTTCAGGGTATCTGTAAAAACAAAGTCAAGTGAATATCAACAGCAGTTACTCGAACGTGATATTGATAGGTATAGTCAAATGCCTGATGCACAAAATAACCCATCATTAGACCCGGTGGATACATTTTTTCTGAGGGAAATAGACAACGATAAATTAAGGAGGTGGTATCTGGGTAAAAAGTGGAAAGAAAACAGAAAAAATGCGTTGATGGATAGCGAAAGGCTTCAAAGGCAAAATGCGGAAACGCAGAACCAATCTTTAATACAAAAAGGTAAAAATGATGTTGAACTAGAAAGGGCTAAAACAGATGCTCTAAAAGAAATAGAGGAATTTAAGGCTACTAAACAAAAAGAAATAAAACTATTGGAGGGATTCTTTCAGGTAGCATCAAAAGACGAATCTGGTCAACTTATAAAAACTTTCATGCCAGCTATACAGCAACTTATCCCTAACATAACGATCCCATTGGAGCAAGAAAATAAAAATATGGTTCAGGGGATTACGATGCAGCAGGCACAACAGCAGCAGGAAATGGAGGAACAATCGGAAGAAGGTGCCGAGGAGTTATCAGAAACTCCAGAGCAAGAAGCTCAGGAGCACAACCAGCCAATACTTCAATAAAAGATTAATTATGGCAACAGAAACCATTAAAGAAAAAGGGAAACCTGAAATTACTTTTCAAAAGGGAGGCTTACATAAAAGCCTCCACGTGCCATTAGGAGAAAAAATACCGTCTCATTTAAGAGAGGCTGCGTTAAGAGGCTTATTTGGAAAAAAGGCAGAAAAGCAAGCTAGGTTTGCTAAAAACGTATTAAAGCATTAGTGATTGAAAGTAACGATTCAGGGTATAGATTGCGAATACAGAGATTTACTTCCTGATGAAGAAATCCTGTATAGTGATTTACCAAAAGGGGAGCAATACTTCAGGAGGGTAGATCATCCATTTACAGATGACGAATTGGTTGGTATAGCCAATAAGGAATACCAATATCCGGCAATTAAAAAGCAATGGGTAGAGAAGCAAAATTGGCTTTTCGATAACGGATGTTACGCATATATAAATGGCGAGTTAACATTCATTCCAGGTGCCTATTGGTGCTACATAAATTTTTGGACTCTTGAACATGGCGATAAGCCAGATTACCGGGAGGACGACAGGGAGTTTTTTCTATTCCATGAATATTTAAGGCTAAAAACAGATGTGCTTGGCATAAGTCGTCTGAAAGGACGAAGGCAAGGGGCCACATCCATTGCCATGTTTTTTATGTGGTTTATTGCAGGTAGGTCAGAACATAAGTTATGTGGACTTACTTCATTCAATGATACCGCTGCGCAAGATGCTTTTCAAAAGATGTTTATGTACGGGTTTAAAGCAATGCTACCGTGCTTTCAGGCTGATTTTGATAGTGATTCAGAGAATTTTATACGGTTTGTAAAACCAGTTGAGAAAAAAAGAAAAGGCGTTTTAGCGGTAAAAAGGGAGGGTTTAAATAGCTATTGTGACTATAAATCAAACGCTGTTAATAGTTATGATTCTGGCCGACAAAGCTACAACGTTCCGGACGAAGGAGGTAAAAGGGGGTCTAAAGTAAATATAAATACATATTGGTCTAGGCTATATAAAACGCTTCTTGTTGGTTCAAACAAAGTGGGGTTTGCGTATTTGCCGACTACAGTAGGGTTAAAGAAAGAGGGTGGTGAAAACTTTAAACTGTTCTGGAAAAATGCCAACCAATACGAAATAGATAAAGAGACAAAGGAGCCGGTAGGTATAAAGACAATTAACCGTGTAGTTAGATATTTTATGCCAGCTACCAGATGTTATTCTGGTTGCATAGACAAGTATGGGAGAAGTGTAATAGATGATCCGGCAGAACCAATAATCTCAAATGAAATAGATAAAGATACGGGGCAGCCCAAATTAATTAAGGAAGGTTCTAGGACGCTTATACTTAGGGAAAGAAACAGACTTGAAGGAGAGCAACTAATGGAGCATAGGAGGGACTATCCATTAGATGAATTTGATGCTTTCTCATTTGAAACAGGGGCATGTGAATTTAATGAAACCAAGATAAGAGAGCAGCTTGAATATTTAGAAAAAAATAAAGAGCAATTCCCAATCAGAAGAGTAAGACTTGTAAGAAGAGAAAAGAAAGAATTGAATGTAACCAATAACAAAGAAAGGACAATTTTCTGGATTGAATTTGAGGACGATCACAAAGGAGATTGGTATCTATGGGAAACGCCATTGCAAGAAAATAGATTTAGGGTGATAGGCGATTATATAGAACCACTAAATACATTGCATTATAGTATCGGGGTTGATACATTTAAGGATGAATTTGCTTATGCAGGGTCAAAGGGAACCATATGTGTGTTTAAAAAATCTTTAATTGAAGAAGGTGAAGAAAAAGGGATGTACCCTGTTTTATTGTATATAGGAAGGCCCCGACTTTTGGTTCACTTATACGATGAAGTAATGAAGGCTTGCATGTGGTATGGATGTAAGGTGAATTTTGAGTTAGACGCAGGCACTCAATACTATAATTATTTCAGAGAAAGGGGTGCTGGTGATTTGTTAGAATGGACACCCAAAATAGCTATTGATCCCGTAAAGAGAGATCGGAAACTAAAACCCGGAACTCAGTCCGCAGACCCATTCCAGCTTCAACAACAACTAGAAGTATGTAAGACGTATATTGATGGAAGCAGAAATGATAATTATACTGGTCATGTTCATAGGATAGTTTATCCAGTTATGCTGGAACAGCTTATTGATTATAATCATAGTGAACGAACACCATACGATATTGTAATTAGCCTGATGATGAGTATTCTTCCAGCTATGGGAAGTACACAAGAAAGCGATATGATTGACTTTAAGCCAAAGAAATTACTGCCTCAGTATAGAATATCCCTCCACGCATAAAAAAAACTTATATACAAGTTATATAGGAAACGGGCGAATTACGCTATCCTTTAATAGTTTTATGCTTTAAAATCTAAATTAATCCCATAGAAAAATCTTATGGCAGACATTAATGAAACTCAACCCGCTAATCCTGCTACATCTACGGTAAGCGAAATACCAGTAGAATTAAAGCAGCAAATGGATATTGCCCTTAATTTGGGCAATTCCCAGCCGACCGAATCAACAACGGAACTTGTCGATACCAATGCAGGAACTGCTGATGTTCCACATGAAACATTACCTCAGCTAGATTTTAACTTACTAAAAGAAAGATTTGGATTTGAAAAGCCGGATGATGTTTTATCTGCTATAGAGCAATACAATCAGATCAAATCAAATCCACCAGCTACACCAGAGCCACTAAAGTTTGAAAACGAGTTTAGTGAAAAACTTTTTTCTGCTATTAAAGAAGGGAAAATAGACGAAGTTTATTCAGCACTCGATCAGCAAATACGTCTTGATAAAATAACAAGCGGGGAGGTAAACCAAGATAATTCCGAGGAAATTATAAAAATCGGGATGCAGTTAGAGTATCCTACCTTGTCAAAGGAAGAGATTAACTATCAATACAAACTTCAATATAAACTTCCGAAGCAACCCGTTAGGTCTGATGATGAATTAGATGGTGAATGGGAGGAGCGAAAGGCTGAGTATGACGAAGCTGTTCAGGATGTTGCCATGAGAAAAATCATAGCCGCCAAGATGGCTATGCCTAAACTAGAATCTGCAAAAACAAAAATATCGCTACCCGATATACAAAAGGCAAATGACCCTAAGTACGAAGAATATCTCCAATACATGAAGGATTTGGAGGCTGAGGAACGGGTTGATGCCGAAACAATTGAGGCTTATAAATCTTTCACTCCAAAAGATGTTCTTACTAAGGTGCCGTTTATTGATGAAGCCAATAAGATAGCATTTGACTTTACGTTTGAACCAAAGCAGGAAGATTTCTCAAAAGTTATTGATTTAGTATCTAATCCCGGTAAATTTTACGACCTGTACAAAAATTCAGACGGTTCTTCTAACAGGAAGAAGTTTTTGGAAGACGTATATTTTAGTCAAAACCGGGAAGCGATTATTATGGCGGCAATGAGTCAGGCCAAAAATGCCGCCTTAAAATCAATGCTGCCAGACAATACCACAGGAAATGGACTTACTCGACAATCGGTTCAAATGACACAAGAACCAAATGAGTTACAGAAACAGATGGATATTGCTCTTGGTAGGTTTATGCCAAACGGCAACGGGAACAAAGCGGTGTTGACACAACAAAATTAATTTAAAAGTAAAACAGACAAAAAATGCCATCAGCAATAGTTAGGGGTGCATCCGGTCAACCGGGCCCCATAGCATATCCTTCGGGCATAACGACGGCGATATTCAATGAATTAAACTTCGTTATCCCTGATTATATTCCCGGCCTTATCGCCAAATACGGGAACTCTCAGTATACGCTTGCAATGGAAATACTTGGTAATACCACAGTAGAGCAGGTAAATACAACTACAAATACATTTTCACACTTTGAAAAAGGCCGTCCGTTTGGTTCTGGCCTTGTGGCAACAAATGTTACTGGTGTAACATCTGGTGCAGCCATTAACGTCACGCTTAAAAGTCCAGAATCCTACAACGACGGATCAACAGGGACTCAATCTCCATTCCTTTTAAACCAAACGGTTAAAATTCGTTCAAACGGCCGAAAAGCAAAGGTTACAAATATCACCCGCACAACCGGCGCATTTGTCCTTGAATTAACACCGCTCGGTAGCTACGCCCTTATTACCGGAAGTTCTGGCACACAGCTTAACGCAGGTGAAGGTCTCGAAACTTTTGGTAACCAACTTGCCGGAGAAAGTTCTGATTCTCAGGGTACACAACAAGCAAAACTGTATCGTTACGACAATACAGCTACCGTAGCACGTGCCTCAGTTAAGTCAAGTGACTTGGCGGCAATGAACAAAACCCAGATTGACTTCGGTAATGGCAATTTCTATGAGCCGTATCTGGCTGTTCAGGAAATGAACGTTCAAATGATGGCTTCTATTGAGGACATCGTTATGGATGGCGTTCCATCTGCTAACATCTCCGGCACAAATGGTACCGATGGTATCATCCCGGTTGTTCAGTCACGTGGTTCAGAAGTGGACTATATCGCAAACAATTTCGCCATCGGAGACTTCCAAAACATGACAAACGTATTGGATGCAAATGGTGGCCCACGTGAATATCACGGATTGCAACAACTTAGCCAGCGTCAGGACATCAACAACCTGTTGTTTGGTATCTATCGGAATGGTGCCATTAGTTACGCATCGGTTGGCTTTAGCCAAGAAGCGGCTACGTCTTATGGATTCCGTGGATTTTCCACAGATACATTTGATTTCCACTTCCACAGGTACAAACAAATGAGCGCCGAAGCATTGTTCGGTTATGTTCCAACACAAGGAGATTACCGGGCTTATTTTGGATTGTTTGTTCCGCAAGGAATGACACAAGATGCCAAAACAGATGCAACAAGGCCGTACATGCAATGGGTTTATCAGCAAAATCCGGATATTCCAACAGGTATGAGGATTTATAGCTGGTCTTTGGGTTACACTCAACCGACAAAAACCACAGAGGCATCTAATAAGTACGAACAAATTGCGTATGTAGGTAGCCGGGTGACCGCCGCCGAGCAGTTTGTTATACTGAAAGGTATCTCTTCTTAATCACTAAAGGGGCGGCAATATCGTCGCCCCTAATTTTAAATACATAAAAAATGGCAGACGCACAATCAACGATTGAGGCCCCATTAACTAAAAAGCAGGGGGCATTATCAGAAAAGAAATTCGTAGATGTAGAACTTGGTGAAACAAAAGAAAGGGTTTTAGAAAATTCACCCGAACACCTTGCTTTAACTCAGGTCTTTGATACGGAGAAAAAGTATATGTTTGAATTAGCGGAAGAAGCAGATCAAAACCTGCATCCCGTTATACAAACCAGCAATGGAGGAAGAACACAGGTTGTACTACCTAGAAAAAAGTATCCCCCAAGCAGAAATATTATACTTTCGTCTCAAATAGTTTGGAATGGGCAAAGGCGGAATATACGTTATTACGCAGGTTGTACAACTATCTTTGTAGATAAACAGCCGCAGGATAAAGACGTTATTGCTCAGGCTATAAATTCAACTCCGTATTATCGGTTTCTTGATGGGAAGCAAGGGTGGTATGGATACGAAAGGATGCTTCTTCTCTACATGACAATATGCAGTTGGAACGTCGATAGTCCGTTTAGAACCAAGACGGCTAATGGTATTTTCAGGACAGTAAATGCAGATAAAATTGCCGACGAAACAACAATGCAGGTAGATCTTATAGAACAGGCATTGAAACTCGCAAAAGATGCTTCCGAAGTGAAAATGAAAATACACGCATTGTATCTTGGAATACCAGAAGTTGATTGGGATAGCGGAAACGAATTGACACAAAAAGAGATTAGAGCATTGTACCGTAAGGCAGCGGCGGATGACCCACGAGGATTTATAGAAAGCTATGGCAATAAGTCGATAGAGATTAAGTATTATATTGATGATTGCCTGCGCAGGGGAGTTATCTCCAATAAATTCAATCCGAACAAAGCAACTTGGGGATCTAAAAATTCTGAGATTTGCGATATTTCAGGGCTTAAAAACCCAGAAGCTATTGCCCAGAGATTATATGAGTTCTCCCAGAGTGAGGATGGTTCTGATTTCTTGATTCAATTAAAGTCTCTTTATTCATAAAACAATGTAAATAAGACAGTAAAATATAAGCCCTTGTAATCGCAGGGGCTTTTTATCAATAATGAAATGGAGTGTTGACGATATTTATAATTTAGTTAAATTCTTAATCAGAAAAAATCAGGCTGGCGGTGTTTCTGCAAGTGATTTATTTAATGCTTGGAACTCAGAGCAGAATATGTACTATCAGGACATTGTAGGTAGGTGGCAGAACAGGTCTAATAATAAATCAGGGCCTAACACCGGGTTAATATTGAATGAAACAATACTTACCGAACTGGCTCCGTTTACAATACCAGTAACAATATCGGTATTGTCGGGCATAGCTACTAAACCAGTAGATTTTGTGTTTAAAGTATCAATACGGGTTGGAGATTATAAGGTTGATACAATTAATCCGGGGCAACGATATTCAGTAGTTAATAGCGTAATAGACCCGCCAAGTGTTTCAACTAATACTTATTATGCCATACAGTATGAGGACTACTATGAATTACTGCCTGATACTGTTTCAGAAATCATTCTTGATTATGTAGCATCTCCCGAAAATATAAAATGGGGATTCACATTTGATACAGAAGGAAGGCAAGTATACAATCCCGGAACAAGCGTTCAGCCAAAATGGGATAATCCAACAATAATTACTATTACAAAAAGGGCATTAATAAATTTAGGTGTATCTTTTAAAGACAGGGATTTCTCTGATTTTGGAAGAGTTGCACAACAAACAGGAGACTAAAAATATAGAAAATGGCAAGTACAATAACACCGGCTAATTTAACTGTTACTATTAGTGAACAGATTAATTTGAATAACCAGCCTATAAATAGCGAAAATCAGCTCATTATATCAAATGTGAATGAAGTTGATAAACGAATAATGACCGTGCCAACAACAGAAGTTACTATTGTTTCATTTAGTACTGATGTAGCAGCGGGAACTTTTGTCCGTGGTGATTTGAAATATTTGCGGATTACAAATAAAGATACCGTAAACTATGCCCGAATCAGAGTCAAGAAAAACGGAGCCGATACGTTCGATACAAGGCTTGATGCTGGTCAGTCATTCATAATGGGAAATACTAAGGAAAACGCATCTGAAACAGCGGCATCCTTTACTACATTTGAAGACGCTGATAGCATTAATGCGCAAGCCTATACAGCAGCAGTTGATATTGAATACTTTGTAGCCTCAATCTAATAAAGCAATGGCGTTAAATTACAGTTGGGCTCAATACATAGAAAGAATAAAAAAGCACATCTCTAGTGGATTTCCGGGAGATGACTGGAATATTACCGATAACGAAGTGCTTCTGTATATAAACGAGGCAATGGCGTATGGTGCGGTTGGACAAATCTGGAATGGCGCAAAAGTGTTGGGTGAAATGCAGGTTCCGGAAGGATACATTGTAAAATTTGAACTTGATTCACTAACACAAGATACCGTTAGCGGGAAATGGGTAACCTATTTACCACAACCGCCGCTGTCGATACCTTTAGGGTACTCAATTAACAGGATATATCCAGCAACTACTGGATTTGGTCAGGGGAAGGATGTTATATTATTGAAGTCTAAAAGAATAGGAAGAAGGCGTGATATGCCGTTGCAATTTGGAGTTTATGGAGAGATACAGAATAGAACATTGATTTTGTGGGCTAGTGACGGCAGTTCATTAAGTGGTCAAAGATTTTATGCTGAAATGCCAAGTACAAGAGCCGTAAGTGTTACAGACGCAATGCCACTCCCAGATGACGCTTCAAAAATGCTATTTGATATAGTTGTTTCTAGAATTAAAGACAGGATGCAGATACCGCAGGATATTGTTCAGGATGATCTTCCTTCAGGAAATAAATCAAGCTAAATAAACTTAATATGGCAACAAAAAAACAGTCACCTAAACCAGAAGAAATAGCAGCAGACATACTGCCTGTTGATGAAACACCAGAGGTACAACACACCGAGCCGGAGGAAGCGCCTTATTTAATGCCGGAGGAGCCTGTGTATATACCAGACATGCCGGCGCAAATGGTTAAAAAAGATTTACCAGAATCAGATGAGATTTTATTTCTACGTCGCATACTAAAGAGAAACCATGAAGGCGGATTTGGGCATCATCTTGATGACGAAATAGCAGAAAGGATTAATTACTTGAAGCAATGTCAATAGAACCATTAATATCGCAATACGTACCATTAAAAACGGTCGTGGCTTATTTTCTGGACGAAACAAATAAGTCCGATGGTGACCAAGATCAAGCATGGATTTTGGGCATGAGGGCATTAGTAGAACTAAATTACGATATAGCCGCACAGCCTAAAACCGTTAGACTCCCTCTGCTCGGAAATAAAACCGTACCGTTTCCCGCTGATCTATTGGATTGGACTAAGATAGGTTTATTGAATAGCCATCAGGAAGTAGTTACCCTTAAAATAAATAATGGGCTTACTAACTTCCGTGATCTTAATCCCAACAGACTTGAATTACTTACGCCAAACGTTAATGATTCCATTGGTTCATTGGCATACGCCCCGTTTTATTTGAACTATTATTATAATAACGGATACTATAATCTTTTTGGAGTAGGAGGCGGATTAATTCAATACGGAGAAGTAAGCGTTGATTCTGCCAATAGAGTTATCATTATGCCATCTGATTTCAAATATCAGAATATCATTTTAGAATATATTAGCGCACCAGAACGTGATAATGACTTTACAGTTCCGCTTGCCTTGCAGGAAGCAATAATAGCTTTTATAAAGTGGAAGATGAAACTTGGCACAAGGGATGATTATATTGCAGAGAAAATAAATGCTAGAAGGAGGATGCCAAACAAAAAGGTAACACTTCAATCTATCAATCAGGTTATAAGAGAGCCTAATGCCCAGAAGTTAAGATCGTAATAATGGCAGCACCATCAGGAGTAACAGCGTCATACGGTAATGTGATTATTTCCGTTTATTCTTACGGAAGAGGACTTGGATTACGAAGAATAACCGATGCCGCCCCCGTAGGAACAATCCTAGCTGTAGGTCAGGATGTATATAGGTTCGCTCCGGGGATGATAGTTGGATTCCAGAAGACGCAAGTATTTTTTGCAACTGATAATGATAGTGATAATGATCCCGGATTTGCAGTAGTGCCCCAAGAAAATATACAGGTAACATACGAACCAGTGCCATAATGGGTAATATTGATTTAAAGAAGATAAATGGATTAATGGATACCGATAGCCCGAATGAAAATATCGGGCAAAACTTCGTTAAATATGCCAGAAATGTAAGATACAGGGGTGAACAAGGTAATTATAGAATTGAAAACGTGCCGGGGTTAAGATTAATTCCAAACAGTCTTCCGGTTGGTAATAACGAATGTATAGGTAGGTTCTACGATGAAAATAAACATCGTATTTTCTATTTTAACTATAATTCAAATTCTAATCATGGCATTTACATACTAGACATAAACGACGAAACAATAACACCTCTTCTTGTATGCGGTACAAACACAAATGGCGATATTCTTAATTTTACCCTAAACGAGCCTGTATTTGCAGTAAAAATGCTATACGGGGATACCGAGCAAGGAGATACTCTTTATTTTAACGACTGTCAAAAAAAACCATGCCAGATAAATATAGAAAAAACCATTGCTGGTACGTATGGAGTAATGGAAAAAGATTATCTGGAAGTCGTAAAATATCCAGCTAACAGGCCGCCACTTGTCGCTTACGGAGACGACGGAACGGTTACTGTTAATAACCTCAGAAAGAAACTTTTTAAGTTTAAGACAAGGCCGGTATATTTCAGCAGGGAAAAGGCTGTTACCAGCGAGCAAAGCGAAATCCCTCTACCGTTAGATGCTCAAATAATTACTGTAGACCAAAATCCTCAAAAGAACTGCAAAATTTCTATAGTATACGAAACTCTTGAAGCCGATGTAGAAGCTATTGAAATACTTGGAGCCATAAGCGAAGGCAAGCTATTTAGCGACTTTTTTTTAATTCAGACAATAAACAAAGCCGAAAACGGACTTAATGACAACGATATTGCCATATTTGATTTTTATAATAATCAGGCATATCAGGATATTGACCCAGAAGATAGCATCCAGCTATTTGACTTGGTTCCGTTAGAAGCAAATGCTTTGGAGTTTTTAAATGGTAATGTGCCAATTTATGGGGGAATTACAGAAGGGTTTGACCTTATAGAAATTGACGGATCAACAAGTTCGGGTTCTATTTCAAGAAGGGATTTGTTGTTGCCCTTTGTATTTACGGCATCTCAATCAGGGAAAAGCGCATTTGGAACAGGGGATATACATATAATTTTTGTTGGCGATCCGGTGACTAATGTATCTTCTGGTCAGCAGTATACATTTACTATTTACACAACCAACGATACCATATCCTACACTTTAAATGTGCCATTTAATAATGTAATTACCGGGCTTAATGCTGCGGCTTTATTGTTAGGATATACCGTTGTATCCGTAGACTCTCAAAATCTGGTTATAAATAAAACAGGAGAAAGCCTTCAAAGGGTAACTGTAAATACAGTTCTTAATGACACAGTTTATACTCCTTCATATAATTGGAATGATAGAGAAAACTACGGAATTGTTTATTTTGATAAGGCGGACAGGACAAATGGAGTAATAACCAACAGCGTATTGCCATACCAAACGGTTAATTACACAGAGACCGGAGGTATTCCAAATCTGCCGCAACTTACCATGCAAATAAACAGCCGTCCGCCAGATTGGGCATATTCGTTTTCGCCAGTAAGAACAAAGAGTCTGGCAAAGCAACGTTTTTTGTACTGGCTTAGTGATGCCACATATAAAGACAAGGACTACGCTTATGTAGGTATACAGAACCTGACTACGTTTATAGACAATAATCCTTCTTCATCATTTCTTCAATACGACGTTGTTGCCGGTGACAGAATAAGATTTATAAAGGTATTAAGTGGTTCTGTAAATACCGTGTACACAAACAATGATTTTGAAGTATTGTCTCAAAACATAAATCCAATTATAAACGGAATACAAAGAACCGGAAGGTTCATCAAGATAGCATTACCTACGACTAGTGGAACGTTTGATTTTGGAACAAGTGATTTCGCCAACTATGAAATTGAAATATATACGCCCGCTCAGTCGGTTAATAATGACTTAAACAAATACTATGAATTTGGGGAAAGATATACAATTGGCGATCCGGGAGAAAGTACCAGATACCATCAGGGGATGACACAAAATCAGACTTCAAATTTATCACAACCAGCTTTATTTGTATTTAATAAAGGAGATAATTATTTCAGGTATAGGAATATTAACGTAGGGGCAGAGTATAACTATACAATACCCGATTATGAGCAGGGGATAGCCAGAACAACAATGGGTGTGAATTTTGATAATCAAACCTATGTTGATGCAAATATTACTCCGGGTAATTCACCTAACCAAAATTTAGTTGGGTTCGATTTGGCTACCAATACAGATAGGGCTATACTCAATGTAACCACAGGTGGGCCATATCAATTTAGACTGGTTGGCTCTATTATAGTTAATTTTAGCGATTTCGGAGAATACTTTACATATTATCTTCAGGATAGTCAGGGGAATATAACATATCTGGTGCCAATTCAATACATAACACAGGGGCCACATACATTTAATTTTGATGTTACGTTTCAGATGGAATCAAATACGAGGATGTTCATATTTGCATACTCACAGGGAGATTACAGGAACTCAAAAACATATAGTACAACAAAACTAAAGATTACACGGCAACTACCATATAACGTTCCTGTAATAGACGCTAATTATTCCGATTACTTTGAAAGCTCAGTAAATTCTAACGGAAGGGCTTATGTAGAGGAACCATCGGCAAGAAGGGCTTATAATCCTATTTTATTAAGATGGGGTAGAGCCAATATTATAAATTCAAATCTTAATGAAGTAAGCAGGTTTACTCCATTAAATTTTGATGAAATAGACGATGCCAACGGGGATATAGAAGTCTTATCAGTAGAAAGCAGAAGATTAGATGTTCTACAAAGACGAAAATGCGGCTGGTATGGTATTTATTCCAAAGTAATTCAAGATAACGAAGGAAGCAATACATTGGTTACAACCGATGTTATAATAAACAAAAACAACATTCAATATCTTGCCGGTAATTATGGAGTTGGGGGTCAAAAATGGTCTTTTGCCAAGACTAAATTAGGGTACTTTTTTACCGATCCGGTTCGTGGGTATCAAGTAAGAAGGTCTATGGATGGCTTGATACCAGTAAGTGAAATATATAAAGGACGTTTTTATATCAGGAACTTAATAACACCATATAACAACGAATACCTGAGATCAAATGGTAGCGTATCTAAGATAATTGGATACTTTGACTTTTTTGAAGAACAATACGTTACATTGTTGCAAGGAGGAACTTTAAATGGTAAAACCATACTTCCAGAATGTTTTGCTTTTAATGAGTTCAGAAACGGATACGGAACTTTCTTTGATTTTACTAAAGCCGAATGGCTTATCTGCGCAGGGGATAAGACGTATATGTGGAGGAATGGTCAAATATATATTCAGGATGTTGAAACAAATGGAGGATGGTGCGATTTCTTTGGAGAAAAATACTACCCGTCTGTTACCCTTGTTTTTAACGACAAAGATGCAATAAAAAAAGTATATGATGCCATAGCCTATCAATCTAACCAGCTTTGGATTTCTCCCGAAAACGGCGATATTATTACAAGCATGGTGAACCCGCAGACCGGGAAGCAGCAAATAAGTCAATTAAGAACGCCTGATTTCGATATTCAGGAAAACCTAAGATATGCGGCATTTTTGAGAGACGCAAACAGCATGAATGATAAACGCATGGCACTTGTAGAAGGTGATTACTTAAATGGCGTATGGGTACAGGTTAAATTGGTTTATCAAGGTAATAATTTTGCGTATCTTTACTTACCATATATAAGTTGGCAACAATCAAATAGGAACCTGTAAAATGATACGTGAAAACGACGATAATATAGACCAGTTGGAAGCCGCACTTTTTAATGAAGGCAGGCCCGTTGATATGCCTGTTCAGGACTTGTTTTTACCGGGAATGTATGTAAGGACAATATATATGCCAGCCGGTGAGAACGGAGAGGAAAATATGGTTACTTCGGCTATTCATATTACGGAACATCCGTTTTTCTTAATGGCTGGTAAGGTAGCGGTATTTAGTGATAATGACGGAGAACAAATACTTGAAGCCCCGTATTTTGGTATTACAAAACCGGGAACAAGAAGGGTGCTTAGGATAATAGAAGATTGTGTTTGGATTACTGTTCACGTAACCGATGTTGTACCAAAAGATGATACCGAAGAAGGTGTACAGGAGGCAGTAATGGAAATAAAGGAAAATATAACTGAAAAAAGACACAATCCATATATTGGATATGAGGTGTTTAGAAATAATAAAATTGAATTAAAGAAACCACAAGAATTAGTTAATTATTAAAACTTTTATCCTATGAGTTGGGCAGCAGTAGCGGTCGGAGTCGCATCAGCAGGTTATGGAATATACTCCGGTGCTCGCCAAAAAAGCAAAGCAAAAAAAGAACTTGAACGTCTTAACAGAGAAAAGCCGATTGAACAAATACCACAGGAGGTATTGGACAATCAACAAATGGCTAAGTTGAGGTCTCAAACTGGTTTGCCATCCGAGCAATATAATGAAGCCATGAAATCAATTAGCAGACAGCAAAGCCGTTCTTTAAGAAAAGCATCTGACAGAGGCATGGGGCTTGGTCTGGTGGCAGCGTTAGATGATAATGCTAATCGTGCTATCGAAAAACTTAATGTTGACAACGCAAAAGCAAAATTACAAAATGAGCGTGTGTTAATGGATGTAAATAACCAGATAGCTAATTGGAAAAAGGGAATATACGACAGAAATGTAAGGCAGGTTTGGGATAGGAACTACGACTATAACATGGGCTTGCAGGGTCAGGGCAACCAGAACATAGCCAATTCTATTAATTCAGCTATTAACTTGGCCGGTACTGTGGCTTTGACAAAATTAGCTGGCGGAAGCGGAGATGGTAATGGTACAAGGGGCGCTGGTTTATTTGCTAGAAGGAGGAGAAGAAACGATGGATGGGGGGTAGCTGGCGGAGACCCCAATGGCGGAAACTTAAGATTAGGAGATTATGGTAATCAAGTAACTTATTAAAGAAATGCAATACGCAGGTAGAAAGCCATACGGAGATATATACAGCGTCCCAACATCTGCTATAGATGCTTTGTCTGCAAGATTATATGCAGAACACCAAAAGCAGCAGCAGCAACAGGCATTGGAATTAAAGGGTCTGGATGATATGTTTATGCGTAACGTATCGCAAATACGAGACGAAGACGTGCCCGATTTTTCAAATGCCTACGAGCAGTATAAATTATCCAAGATTGGGCTTATGAAAGGTGGCTTAAAGGGAAAAGATAGAATTGCTGCCGAAATGGAGGCACAGAGAAAATTAGCTGAAACATGGAAGATACTTAATGATAGCAAGCAAGCAAAATCAGCATTATCTGATATTACAAAGAGAATAGGATCAAAGCCAGACGATCATTTTGAAATAGCTCCTACAATGGTAGCTAATACCAATGGGGTTCCTACTAAGGCGTTTGCTTTGTTGACAAGACCCGATCCCGATGGAACAATAGATGAAAAAACTGGTCAGATTAAAATGATGCCATATAACCCATTAGATTATAACAATTATGTCGATAGGGGTAATGTAAAAAGCTGGCAAGAACCAATAAAAAAAGCCGTTGGTCAATTATCAGAGAGAAATGTTTTATCAAAAGATATAAAAGACCAAGATGGTTCAGTGCTTGGTAAAAATGTGACCCCAATCAAAGCCACGGAATCACCGGCTAACTATTATAACAGCCTTGCATCAGCTATGTCAGGTACAGGAAGGTCAAGACATTTCTCAAATACATTTAAAGGGGCTTATGGTGAAGAAGAAGCACAAAGAATTATAGATGCGTATAATGATAATGTTGAAAATAATCAATTGTGGAAACAAGCATGGGGCGAAGAAGGCATAAAAATATCCCCGGAAGCGCTTTTATCCCCTGCCACCAGAACGCTGGCACTTAATACGATGGCATACGCATTAACCCATCAACCACAAGTAGGAACTCCTAGAAAAGTTATGGATGATGTTGCTATGCTTAATAAGAAGCGTAAAGAAGGTATGGAGGATTGGAAGAATAAAGAAAAAATACGTCAGGCTAATAGAATGGAGTTGTTTAATATGAAGGAGGCAGCAAAAAATGCAGGAGAAGATGCGGATGATTTGTGGTATGATAGCTACTTAAATAAAATAAGTGAGGATGCGAAAAATTTAGGAGAAAGACAAGTTTATACTTACCAAGATGGCAGAAAGATGAGTGGGTACAAAGTTCCGTTAGACCCGCTGCTTAATAAATCAATAGGATTTGATGAAAAAAATAAGGGGTATTTACTGCTTACTGATGATGGGAAGTTCGTTCCTGTGTTCTATAAAACCGATGAAAATTATGAACCAATAAAGAAAAATGGGGCATATATAGTAGAACCGACAAGAACAAACGTATTAAGCCAAGATGCTATGAAACTGGCGCTAGGTGGAAAGACAGGGGTTAAACAACTGAATAAGGAAATGGGAAAGCCATCAAAACAACAGAAGGTAACTGTAAAAAAAGGAGATTTAGACGATCTATAATATGGGAGAAACAGTAGAAATACAAGATACTTTTCAGGAGCCAACGCAATCGCCGCCTCCACCAGACCCGCCAAAAAAGAAACTTTGGAAAAAGTTGTCGGAAAAACAACTATACACAAAGTCGTATGAAGATTTTGAAAAACAGTTTTCTAGTCCGGAATCAATAGATAAACTTTACGGAGTATTGTCAAAAAAGCAATTATACACAAAGACAGTAGATGATTTTAAAAACCAGTTTTTCCAAACGCAACCTTTAAAAAAAAAGTCCGCAAGGATTGGTTTCGAGGAATCTTCTCTCGAAGCTGGCAATGCCCTATCACAATCAGGTGGCGTGGCTGGTTCAGAAATACCAACGGTTGAGATGTACTCTACGCCATCTGGCGAAATTGTTGAAACCGACCCGGTAAGTTTATCAAGAAAATACAAGCAACTAAGTGAGGCTGTTAAACCTGTTTCAGATATTGAAATGGGTATGTCAAGAGGTATGGCCCAACCTGTAATTGATGAAGAAAAAATAAAAGAAGCAGAAAAGCTAAAAAAGGATTTCCCGGATATAGATTTTGAAGGCATAAACGAAGATACCAAAGACCTTTCAGATGACCTTTTGATTAAATACAAAAGGGATGTTTTACCAGATAAGGAAACAAACAACCCATTATACCAAAGGAAACTATCTAATATAAAATGGCGTTCGGGTATTGAAAAAAGCCTTATTGACTTAGTGGATAGAGGAGGGATCCCACCCGATGCCTATAACCTGCTAAAAGATCAGATAGATAAACTTCCGGCTACGGCATCTTCGGGGGATTACAGCAACCAACGTGATGCGATTAAAAGCGTAGCTAATACTATTCAGCTATATGGTGGTGAAAATAAGGAAGAAATTCTTAAAAACTTTGCTACAGAGGCAGCAAAGATATATGGAAATCCATTTAACAAAACAGATAAGTCATTTAAAGACACCCCAGAAAGTAAATACTTAGATGATAACGCACAGTTAGGATACCAATACCTTTCTGATATTGACCCATCAAAAGCAGAACAATACAAACGTCTATTTATAGATAAGAGTTTGATAAAAAACGATCCAGACCAAAAAGCTGGGTACGATCATTTAATGTTGAAATTGGAAGAAACAGGATTGGCATTAAAGCAAAACGCAATAACCGAAGAACTAAATAGCCTCAATAACATTGCACAAAAACAAGGTGGCTTATCACCAGAACAAATTGAACGTGCAAGTAAACTAGAAGAAGAAAGAGGAAAACTTACACAGCAGAGCAACGAATTAGACAGCAAATACCCAGAAAGAATAACAGATAAAGTAGATGATGCTATTCAGGAAATAATGGGACAGCGGATAGGATTAGGAAGTTATGCAGCAGGCAAAGCGTGGATAGGGATAAGAAATACGGGTAAGGGTGTTTGGGAAGCCGTTTCAGCCCCCTTTATGTCAGACCAAAGTAATGTGCTTCGTGAGTTGGCTATTATGGGTGAAGGATTGGATGAAGAAAAAGTTTATCGGAAAACTAATCGTAATAAGTCTATCAATTACGATGAAATGGTATTTCAACCAGAGCTTCAAAAGCAAATAGACGATATTAAAAACAACAATCTTCTTACTACTGAGCAAAAAGAAAATAAATTATACACTCTTTTAAAAGAGAACACCGATAAATTCGGTAGGGTTCCAATAAAAGGAGGTAAGTTTAACATTAGCGGTTCGTCTATTATGTATGGATTAACCGACTTGGGAACGTCTTTACTTCCGTTCATTGGACTTGAAGCGGCAACGGGTGGCATTGGCGGAGCGGGGACAGGAGCAAAGTTTCTCCGTACATTTACTGCCGCCGCCGCAACAACCTTCCACGATGAATATGCAAACGCAATAGCAGAAGGTAAGCCAACTTCAGAAGCCTATAAGTCAGCAATGGCTACTACCGCTATTAATTCTTTGGCTATGGCTGGAGCGGCAACACCTGCCGATATTAGGAAGATGATTAACCCAAAGACAAGCGCAGGGAAACTTATTGCATCCATGAGCGATGAGGCTATCCAAAAGCAATTAAGCAAAGGCGTACCAAAAGGATTTAAAGGACTTGCGGAAAATCTAAAGGGAAGAATGAAGGATTTGCCAAAGCAAGTTTCTGAAGGGTTAAAAACGGGGACAAGGTTTGAAGCCTACATGGCTGGTGCTAACGCATTAAATGGAAGGGAACAGGATTTTAAGCGTTCACTGGTTGCCATAGGTGAATTTGGCATTCTGGGAGCCGGTCTTGGTCAGTTAGCGCATAAGACACCAACGCAATTACAAAAAAGCGCAGGGCTTGAATTTGGTAAAAAGCCAGATGAGTACGCTGCCGTTGCGGAAGCAATGAAGCGGGATGGTCAATTAAGCCAACAAGAATATGACCATCGTATAGACCTTATCAATAAATACAAAGAAGCATATAAAAATCTACCAAAAGCAGATGCAAAAGGTAATGAACTTTCTCAAAGAGCAAAAGAGAACTACTTATACAACGAAGTAATAAAGAACGAAGGCAATCGTGGAAAGTCAACGCTTCCACCCAAGCAGGCAGAAAAAGCCGAAATGACCGCATTGGTAGCCGACCATAAAAACGATTTAATCCTTGAACCCAAAACAGACAATCAGTTAGAATCCAGAAAGTCGCAAATAGAAAAACAACTAGAGAAAAAAGACGAAAACGGTAAATCAGAACTTACAGATAAAGAACGCAAGGATGCAGAAGCTGAATTGGAGGCCATTAACCAAACAATTCAAGAAAGAAAAGACACTACCGAAGCGGAAGAAAAACTACCAAAGCTATCCCAACCAATAGAAGGAGTAGATGAATTTGGAGTGCCTATTGGTGAAAATGTACCGCCAGTAACTAAGCCTACGGATGTACCGCAAAACAAATTTGAGTATAAAGAAGAATCTAGGGATTCACAAGAGGGTAACCCGGTCGTAGCCTATGAATTAAAAGTAAATGGCGTAGATCAAAAAGACCTTATTGAAATTATTCAAAACAAAGACGAAGGATACACATTTTCTTCCGTTAGTATAAACAAAGACTTAATAGGAAAAGGAATTGGTAAAGACTTGTATAGAGATGTAAATAAAAAGAGCATTGAGGATACAGGTAAACCATTATGGGCTAATGAAAAAAATCTATCCGAAGATGCCAAAAGAGTGTGGGAATCATTAGTTAAAACAGGCGAAGCTGAAAAAACAGATATTGGGTATAGATTTAAGTCTGCTGATTTAGCAGGTGGTGAAAACCAAAAAATTAATCCGTATAAAGATATTTTAGAAAACGGTACTCCCGAACAAAGGGATCAAGCGCTTAAGGAAATATCAGACCAATGGCATGATCCCAGAAGCAGAAAGCTAATTGAAGAAGTAGTACCAAAAGAGGTAATCAATGAAGCAAAAACAAAGTACCCACAAGAAGAAACAACCCTTGAAATTCAGCAGCCCGCAGAAATTGAAGGCGCTTCAAACATTGAACCTGCTGAAGTTGCACTTCCAGCAGAAGAAGGAGCGGGAGGGCCGTTTATTGAAGGGAAAAGAACAATCTTAAGTCATAGGGGTTTGCAAGAAATCGCTACTGAATTTGCATTACCAGATATTGTATCCAGAGAACGTAAATCTGACCCTCAACTTTTTAATGATGCAAAACAAACAATAGATAAGTGGGTAGAAGACGGCGTTTATCAACAAAAAATATCTGGTCTTGTAGAAAAAGCAGAAAACGCAGAAGTTCTTACAGATGAACAAAGGGTTATATTGCAGCAGCATATTGCAAACGTAAGAAATGAAGTTGCCTCAATGGATATAAATTCACCAGAATATAATCAAAAGCTACAAGAATTACAGCGGGTAGTAAGGGCTGGTGAAACAACTAGGTCGGCAGCAGGTGCCGCTTTAAGGGTTCCGTATATGGCAAGCACTCCAAATGACTTGCCTACAATGATGCTTAAAGAAATGGAGGTTTCGGGGGTTTCTGAATTAACAGAAAACCAAAAGCAAACAGTTCAGAAAGAATTTGAACAAATGGATGCAGCAGAGAAAGCGTACCAGCAAAAAATACAAGCGTTAGAAGCTGAGAACGCAAAATTACGTGCATCCAGAAAGTTATCCGAAGCGAAATCAACTACCCCAAAAAGCAAAAAAACAAAAAATGATTTTATACAAGAGAGGGAAGGAATCAAAAAAAGTATTTTAGAAAAATGGAATAAATCGAAAAACGTAGGCATAGTACAAGACCATAAAAATGATCTCTTAATACAAATAGCACCAGACGTAGCTAAATTAATGAAAAGCTATGTAGAAGAAGGTGTTATAAAATTGGAGGAATTAGTAGCAAAAATAAAGGATGATTTAAAGGACTTTATCCCAGACTTAAGAGAAAAGGATGTACACGACATTATAGCCGGTGTGTACAATGAAAAAAAGAAAACAAAAAATCAGATAGCAGAACAAATAGAAAATATACGGATTCAGGCTAAACTTGTAAATAAATTAGAACAAATATTACAAGGAAAAGAGCCAAAAGAGGAAAAGATAAGAATAAAAAGAACGGCGGAAATAGAAAGATTAAGAAAGCAAATTAATGATTTACGCAAAGAAATATCCGACGCAGAAAAGGAGCCTCCGCAAAAGCTATCACCAGAGGAGCGTGCGCTCAAATCACTAAAATCTAAGATGCAGAATGAAATAACTAATCTGCAAGAACAAATACGTTCAGGCAATTACGAAAAGCCCGAAAAAAAGGAACCAATTAAATTAGACAAAGAGGCATTAGAACTAAGAGATAAGGTTATAAATCTAAGGAGAAACAGAGAATTAAGGCTTTTGTTGCAGCAACGACAAAATGAAACAGGTAAGCAAAAAGCATCAAGGCTTGTTGTAGAGGCGTTAAATATACCAAGAACCTTAATGACAATAGGTGATTTTTCTGGTTTGTTGCGTCAAGATATTTTCTTTGCGGCAGGTCATCCGTTAAAGACAGCGGCAGCTACTAAAGAAATGTTTAAGTCGGCATTTTCACAGAAGATTTATGACAGATGGTTTGCTGATTTAAAGGAAGACCCAAGATACGATATAATGCAAAAAAGCAGACTATCCATATCTGATAGCCTTAACCACGATTTGACCAAGCGTGAGGAAGATTTTATGAGTAGCCTAAGCGAAAAAATACCGATTATAGGCAAAACAATAGTAAAAGGTAGCGAAAGGAGTTATACAGCCCTTTTGAATAAATCAAGGGTGGATATGTTTAATTATTTCGCAGACAAAATGGAAGAACGTGGCGTTACATTTGAAAACAATCCAAAAGCCTATAAAGCTATGGCGGAGTATATAAATAACGCAACGGGAAGAAGCGACTTCGGAGAAACATTAAATAGGGTTGCCCCGGTATTAAATTCTATTTTCTTTTCGCCAAGACTTATTGCATCTAGGGTTAATATGTTGACTTACTGGATGCAGCCACGTTTTTGGAAAACATTACCAAAAGAAGTAAGGATTGATTATATGCGTAATTGGTTTTCATTATTGGCTATTGGTGGAACCATTATGGCGTTATCTAAGGCCGGAGGTGCAGAGGTAGAAGATGATCCAAGAAGCAGCGATTTCGGTAAGATTAAGTCAGGAAATACCCGTTGGGATATGTGGGGCGGAGCGCAGCCATATATGCGTGTGTTGGCGCAAATCGCAACAGGGCAAAGAAAATCAACCAATACAGGTAAGATATATGACCTGAACGGGGATGATATTTTTGGAGAAACAAGGGCTGGCGTGGTAACCGATTTTTTCCGAAACAAATTAGCCCCTGTTCCCGGAGCGGCAGTTGATATATTGTCTGGCAGAACCAGCGTAGGGGATAAAATAGTATATCAGGTTGGGGGCGCAAAAGATAAGGAGGTTTCCTTAGGCCAATATGTTTTACAGCGTATTTTACCAATGACAATAACCGGAACTTATGAAGCCATGAAAGATCAAGGCCCCAAAGCCCTTCTTACCGTTGGCGTTCCATCAACATTTGGAGTTGGCACCCAAACCTATGAACCAAGTAAGCCAAAACGAGGCAAAAACAGACCTAAAAAACCTATGAAAAAACCTAATAAATCTCAATAAATATTTCTAAATTTGACAAACTAAAATCCAATGCCCATTGTACCTTCAATATCCGTTTCACAGTCGGCTGCTACTCCGAGCGATGTGACTATTACCGA